TGGGACCTTCCTGAATAGATGCTACAATCCCCTTAATGTATATGCAGCTTGCTGTTTATTCATCTCTGGGCCCTGTTGTAGTGTTTTGTGGTAGGATACGGACCCCTTTCCTCGTAGTTGCTTGTGTGTGGGAAACCTTTATGGTAGTACCTATCCGTGTTGATGTGAAGTTGTGGGATGTATTTCATAGTGCGCCTCGAGCTATCTCTTTGAGTCAAGGCCGTTTGCAGTTCGACGTTAAGGACGCGTTGTGGGTTCGTATAACCCTCACCCAAAAGCTTTCGTATTTTATGCAGACAACAGATAACAAAAGAAATATGTGCTCCAAGTCCGAAATGAATGCTGAAGCTAGGCGTGTGCAAGGAGAACTCCATGGTTTTATCACGGAGTGTCTCCATGAGAGTAAAGGCGCAGAGTCGTATTCAACTACGACACTCAAGAAGAACCGAAGTGGCGTAACAACATGTACTGCAAAGTTCAGTTACACCCCTTGTCGGTTGAAGCCGAAAGATCCGGAGATCGAGTTCATGGATTGGAGTGATGTCGAAGACGTGCCGATACCGATGGAGTCGGGACCATACAGTGAGTATGCGTTTGCAGATGATTGTGTGATCCCCACTCGATCCATTCGGTGCGCTGGAGCGCACACCAATGTTGAAATCGAAGGAGATTGGAGAGTATGTCCTCTTGGGCATGTCTGTCTAAATGATGCACGAATTTTCGAGCCTTTTGTGCTTGAGGATGACCTGTACCATGAAGATGGCAAGTGCTGGTGGACAGACCCATGCCACGACAAATGTTATCTCCAACGTCGTGAACTGGAAGAACGCTGTGAAGTGTTGTGCTTCAAGGAAGATGAAGATCTTGATCTTCTTGACGAGATGATTGCGAAAGCAAGAATCATGCGTCTGGAGCTTGAGATTGAGAGAGACGATCGGCGTGGAATCGCTCCACGCGACGGAAAGTGCTGTACTTGGTACGGTTGCGAAAGGAGACAAGCTTGCTCAAGTTGTGAGCGGTGCATTGTCGACTGCATGTTGTCAGTAAACTGTCGGTTTACATATGATGACTATCAGTCGTGGCTTGCCGTAGGAGTGATTAACCATCACACAGACCTGGACAAGTATGAACCGTTTCAGACGGAAATGCCGATTCCCAATTACGATCAGAAATTGGCAAATGGCGAGTACTGTTTCCCGTATGTCGTAAGGTGCAGAGAGTTGTGGAACC